AGGGGTAACAGATGCAACTTTAAATGGAGCAAATGATGCTACTAAGTTACTCTTTTGTACAGTTGTTAAGTTTGAACCTGTTGTGGATTTGATTGAGATAAAAACTTTACCATATTCTGGATTAGATGATACACCTGTACTTGTATCAAAACTACCATCTTCCCCACCCCATACAGAAACTGCTTGAGTGTTAGGAAATAACTTTCTAGTAATTGTTTTGTAATCATCTACTGTAACTGCTCTACCTTGTGATGCGTAATCTAATGGAGCATTTAATTTTATTGAATCTATTGTTTCTGCCTCTGCACCACCTATCGCACCAGATACTGTTGTGGTTGTAACAGCAGTTACACTATCAATACTTGTAGGTGAACTAAATGAGTTTGCACCATTTGCTAAACTTTTATTTGTAACAACATACTGTAGTAAAACAATGTTGCCATCTGATACAGCGTTACTAACTACACCATCACCAAAGTAAACTTCATATAAACCACTATCAGTTTCTTGTAAATAATAAACTGTACTTGATGAAGACAGTTGTGTTATGTCTGTTGCTTTTGTATAAGTTGTGGTTGATGTATCAGATGCTGATGTTTGCACTTTAACTGTAAGTGTAGAAGTGTCAGCATTTGCATCACCCAAAGTAAATGTTTGGTCAACATCACTTGTGTCTACTGTATATCTTGTAGTGATGTAACTACCTTCATAAATGTTTACACTATCAAAAGGAACTGAACTACCTGTGTTACTTGCTGTTACATCTGCAATCGTAACGAACTGATAATCTGTTCCATCAACACTTGTAGTAAACGCTGTTCCTGCTGGCATAGTTTTTGTACTTGCGTTTGTTTCAAGACTTACATTCACTACTGCGATTGGAGCTCTAGGTGATGATACTTCATAACCTAAACCTTTTGCGTGTGATACTACACTTGAACGAAGTGATGCACTATCCAAAAACATTTCATTTGCCAACATGTTTGCGTTAAATCCTAGATAGTGTGTGTTGTATGCCAATGTGTCTAGTAAGATATTCATACCAGAACCTTCAAAGTCATAGTCTTTAAATTCTGTTTGTGCTTTTAGAAAAGTCTTTAGATTATCTTTGATGTTATCAAAGTCTAATTCAGTTACTCTTAATCTTTTTTCATTTACTGCCATTATCGTAATCTCTCTAGCATGACTGATAGGTCTACTAATTCTGTGGGTGCATTTACTATATAAAATTCTATAGTTACATTGTAAGCATTCCTATCAAAGTCTGGTATCGCTCTTACTGATACTAAACGACATCTAGGTTCAAAGTTTTCTATGACATCTTCTATCTTTTTCGCCATGACAGCAGATACCATTGGGTTCATGTGTTCAAATAATAACTCACGAATCCCACCAGATATTTCTGGGTGAAAAGGTTTCTCAAAAGTGTTTAAATTAATTAGATTTCTCAATGACCTCTTGACCGCCTGCACATCAGTTACTTTATTGACATCAGAACCTACTGTTCTTTTACCAAAGAATAAATCTAAGTCAGAGTATTGTCTAACATTACGACTGATATTATTTTGTGCTTGTGCATCTTTGTAAGCGTCTGCCATGTGAGTTCCCTAATCCTTTATAGATTATTTATAAAGGCAGTATTAAGTCTTCCTGTTTTTTTTGTATCTTGCATCAAAATAGAGATATTCACCATCATCTTTCCAATTCCAATCTCCGCTTTTTTTAGCTGCTAAGAAACTTGCGTCTGTTCGCCCACCAGCATCATCTGTATCACTTTGAAAGTATCTTCTATATTGAACTTTATTTAAAGGTTTGCTTTTAAATAGAGCAGCTCTTTCAGCAAAGTTTATATCAAAATTTAAAGAATCTACACCAGCTCTAGTTTCTAACTCCTCAATTCTTGCATCTGTCATTCTTTGTAAAGGTAATTCTCTACCTCTACTGTTTTTAAATGTGCCTGGTATGAGAGTTCTCTGTGCAAGTTTTTCTTTCAATCTTACTTGTTCTCTTGTTGCTTGCTGAGCAGGTGAATCAAATGTTTCAATTGTTTCTTCTCCACCTGTTGTTGTCGTTGTGGTTTTAGTCGTGGTTGTTCCAGATACTGTTGTAACAACTTCTACATCTGGTGTTTTGAGTGTTACTTTATCTTTAACAGTTGTAGATATTTTTTCCTCTACTGCTTCTACAGATGGTAAAGAAACTTCCGCTGGTAATTCAATCGCAACTGTTTCTCCATCTGGTATTTGTAAGTTTGGAAGTAACGCTCCAACATCTCCACCTGCCTGTATTTGTGAGGCAAGACTTTCAATATCTAATCCTTTAGCGTTCATCGCTGTACCGAACTGTGCTGTTATACTTGCAACTTGTGATTGATACTGTGGTGTTCCTATATCAAAATTAGTCAGTTGTGAAAATTCAGATTGCATATTTATGTTTGGTATGCTTGGTAACTCTGGAATCATATCTGCGAATGATGATACTAAGTCATTTACTTTAGATTGTAAACTTGCAAGAATAGTGCTTGCATCTCCACCATGATTTGCAAGAAGACTATCCTTTAGTGCCTTAGCATCAGTCAAAGATTTATTTAACTTTGCGTTAGCACCTTGTATGTTATCATTTGAAAAAACTGCCATTTCTTACTCCTATGCTACAGGTGCGTTAGTGTTTGTTTGTGTATCACCACGACTATCAGCGCCTTGTGAATGTACATGACCTGTAAGTTCTATCGCAGTACCAGAACCATTGTTTGCAGTAACTGTACTTCCATCACCACTAAACAATAATGTTCCAACTGCCTCAGATTTAATATCTAGATTAGTTGCAGCTTTAACAGTCATTGTTGTACCAGCGGATATAGATGTACTTGCAACACTAAAGGTTGTTAAATTTTCTTGTGCAAGTATTCCTAAACTTTTAAGTGAAGTAATCTGATAATTATCAGTAGAGGTAATATCAACACTACCACCAATACTTCTAGTTTCTTTACCACCAATCGTAATATCGTAATCTTTTGCAGTTCCCTTTTCTGTTGTACCAACTGCACCAACAACTGAGTTTGCAATATTAAATGCGTAGTTACCTTTTATTTCTTCCTCTAGATTACCACCTGCTTCCCCAGCACCAATCTTAACTTGTTCTGATTTACCAATCTTTCTAGTAAAGTCGCCACCAACTTCTAATATGTAATCACCTTCTATGAGTTCTCTCTTAGTTCCACTACAGGTTAAATTAATATCTCCTCTCACATAGATGTTAGATTTACCAGCAACCAACTCATAGTTATCACCAACGACCTTAACTGTCTTTGTACCATCAGCAATAATTTCTTCATAAGTTCCAGCGGCATGTTGTGTGTATAATCTTTCGCCATCTGGTGTGTCGTCTATTTCTTTGATATGCCCAGATTCAGATTCGTGTACATGATTAAAAGGATATTCTCCTGTTGGATTACCACTACCCACATTACCAGATACATCCGTTGTGGTTGTGCCTGGCTCATATCCTCTAGGTGTTGGTTCATCAAAAGTTCCAACAGTTTCTGCTACACTTGTAGTTGATACTGTAGATACATTTGGTTTGGTCGCTGTAGGTATATCTTTAAATTGTGTTGCTCTACGATTGATAAGTGAGAGATGTGTTTCTGCATCTTCATCTCTTGCCAGTCTTGATACATCTGATTCGTCTAAACCATGTCCAGATTCAAAACGATATTCAGATGGATAGTTGCCTGATAAGTCATTAAAACCTTTTGTGATGTCTGCTTCATTTTGTGGATTGCCTGGCAAAGAACCCATAATGATAGGTTGTTGTTTCTCGTTTGCATCACGAAAGAATCCTACGACCCAAGAACCCTCTACAAGAAATGAAGGGGTGTTACCTAGACCTTGCATAGATGGGTCAGTAACAGGCATCATTACATGCGCCCACGGCAAGTCCGCTGATGGGATATCAGTTAAATCTTCTGTGTGGAAACCTAGACATCTAACTTGTACTCTACCTAGTTTAGCTGGGTCGTTACGATTTTCTACAACGCCAATAAACCATACGAAACCATCTAGGCCCATAAAATAGTTTTCGTTCATGTAATGTATTTATACAGTTAGATTAAAACTTATATTTAGTTTTGATTTCTATTTTGTGTGAGTTGGTAGAATTATAAATCTCAGTACCTTCCCATTTACCCTTGATAGCAAATCTGTCGGATAGTTTTTTCTTAAAACCAAACTCATAAGATTTACCAATATCGCCATCACCTAAACTCTCACCATTGTTAAATGATTCTACGACACCGAGTTCACCATAGAAAGATAATCCACTTGGCGTCTTCCATGCATTACCCAAACGAAGATGATTGATAGTTTTAGAGTAGTCACTATCTTTCATTTTGAATTCATGTTTAGATGCAAGGTAAGGTTCTGCAAAAGCAAAGTCTACAAAACAAACGAGTAGTATTAAGTAAATAAAGTATTTCATGCAATTATTTATAACATGGAATAGAAATTTTCTATGAAGTTTTTATTAAGAGTTGTAACGATAATCCAAATAGATATTACCAGCAAGAATAATTCTTTCGCCTATCATCTCATTTGCTTTCGGAACTTCATGCGTAACATGGCCTGGGAAGATGACGATTTCATCTGGTTTCGGAAATACTTCTAGTTTTGCTTCACGAAAGTATAGCGGTGGTGCGTTGTCTGGTACTTGTAGATAATAACACCACGACCAAAGTGCAGGCCCATGTGTGTGAGGTTTGGTGTGTTGATACTGTTCATAGATTGCACCCCAACAATCAAAAGTAAAAAACTTTTCTAGTGTACCTTTCTGGTCTTTGAGAGTTGCAGTACGAACAATGTCAATTGCTTTTTCACATACTGTATTGACTAGAGGATAGTCATTGTGTAGAAACCAATTGGTCATCCACGCTTTGACATTTGACCTTCTTGCTTCTTCGTGTTTGTGAGTATCAATAATATACGCAAGTTGCTCAAGTTGTCGTATATCCAAGTTCAACTGCCGGCGTATCACTCGTTCCGATTTAACAAAGGTATGGTATTCAGCTTCTTGCTGAATATTGTTAGATAAATCTTTTAAACTCATTAGACTGAATCAATCCGATTTGCTAACTCTTGTGCTCGTTTAATTTCGGCTTGTGTAACCGCTAGGTCAATGCGTAACTCCGATAGATTATCATCTATCTGCCCTAACTTATCTACCATTCTATCCAATAAAAAATATAGATAGATACAACCCAAATAAAATACTATCCCTGTAATAATACCAATCGTATACATAAACAACTCCTAATAAAATATGGTTAACAACAATTCATTTAAAATAGTCGTTGTTAACATTTCACTCAATTTAACAAAAATATTCTCAATCATTCTTACTATTCAATTCCCCACTAAACCATTTACCAGCATAAGTCCAGAACATTACTATCGCAAATAACTTTAATCCAAGCACATACGCCTCATTCATTTGTGGCCCATATATCATAAAAGTCCAGACAGCAAGCATTCCTAATACTAGATATTTCATTCCTTTCTCCCAAGTTTAGACATTATTTATACCCACGCAAATTCCATTCAACCTCGCTTCAGAGAAACGCTTCGCAATTTTTTTCAACCTTACCATTTGTTTTTAGAGTTTCGTACCTCAATATCTTCAACAGGTTGACTATCATATTGCCCAACTGCTAAGACTTTTATCTCTTGTACATCAATCAAGTCAATACAACTTCTCGCATACTTCTCTGCCTCCTCTTGACTGTCTGCCTCAATGGTAACAGGTTCTAAATGTTTAGTAATGTAAACTGTATATTTTTTACTCATAATCATTTTCCAAAATGTTTACTAGAGGGATGTACATCAAACTTGAGAGTAACATAAAAACTAAATGCTCTTTCAAAGGTATGCACCAAGTGTTCGTAATCACTAGACTTCATCTCGGTCAAACACTTGTCCAACTGTCTATCAGTCCAACCCATCTGCCGACCTAAATCTTCTGCCAACGCCAATAACCCATACGCATTACCATCTGGGCCAGAACAATCAATTGTCAAATGTTTCTTCTTCAACATTTCCTCACTCCAACAAGTGATACACCATACATCTTCATACGCCATAATACACTACTCCTACAAGTTTTGTCAATAGTTAGGGTACAGATAAAACCAGAATAAGCATAACGCTCCAACATATACCAATATAGTGTACCAAATTATTTGTAAACAAAATTTAAACATTTCTTTGCATCGCTAAATCCTCTATACCCAATACACCTAATATCAATAAGACCCCAATGACCAGATAAACACCTGCCATCGCTAAGAGATAGACATACCACCATACAGGTTTTTCTTTGAACCAACTTCTCATACTGTTTCTGCCTCCAAAAAAAAATTTCATTGTTGTTGTATTTACCCTTGCTAAGAGGTTAGGGGGGTACTCTTAGATATCTCTTTGGATACTTATTGCCCTTATAGATTACAAAAAAGGTCCTATATTTAATGGCCCCCTGCTCTGCTCTGTATAAAAGATGGAGCGCCCGACCAAGTAACTCTGTTACTCTGAGCGCTCCTAGAGAGAACTACAACATAAATTAAGTAAGGTGGGGTTAAGTAGATAAGCAACTCGCAGTCCACTTATACATACCTAACACTCTTTTAACTGCCCTTAGGTCTAACACCTTACAGGTACTGCCTAGTGTTACTCTAACCGACACCAACCCCACTAGGCGATACCAAATCTTTCTTATGCACAAAGTAGCCATCACTATCCATGACCACATACTCTGTACCATTTGTCTTTTCCATTCGTTCTGCAAAATTAAATGCCATCATAGGGAAATCGAATCCAAAGTAAGCATTATCTCTATAATAGTATAGGGTATACATTAAGCGTACCCTCTCTCTTTGTGTGTTTCTGGCATTAGACTATATACGGCAAACGAAGTAGCGTCAGCCATTGAACAGTTAAATCTATGAGAAGTGTATCTACCACCTCTCGGTCTATACTTGAATTCACCTCTAAAGTGTTTCTTCATTAAGGGCAGGTATTTCATTGGAACACCTTTCCAAAGTGAAGCTTCATCACTCGGCGACATATAAGGGTTTAGTTCAGTTAACATATTCATTATGACGCCTCCGAATTTAATTTTGACATATTGTAATGTTTATTGTAACTTGAATAACCATGTCTGTCGTTCAAGTCATCTGCCATCTCTTTCGCAGCAGTATATCCATAGTTGGTATCACCTTTCCAAGAAGGTTTCGCAGTATACCAACCAACAACCCTTCTATCTCTTAGCATATGGTGGTCAACTACATCATAAAAGTACTCTGAATCTCTCTCAGAGTAGTTATACTCAACTGTAAATCTTAATTTTTTCATATTGTCCTCTCTGTTTCTCATTATGTAGCCATTATACCAGCCTGGAGCAGGTTCTGTCAAGTCTTTTTACCTGCTTTTTTGCATTTATTTTGTGTTTTTTAGCAGGCAGGAGCGGT